GGAACGTCAGAAAGCGAAGCGCTACACGGAGGAGGTCGCCGACCTTCGCCGGCAGCTCTCCGACCTGACCAACGCCGTGCTGCAACAGCGGCAACAGCCGCCGCAACAGCCGCAACAGCCGGAAGCGCCGCCGGAATTCGATTGGGACAATCCGCACCTGACGATCGACCAAAGGATCGAGCAACGGGTCGGGCAGGAACGGGCGGCCATCCAAGCCGAGTTTCAACGCCAGCGCGAGGCGGTGCAGAGCCAATTCGCGATCACCCGGCACGGCGAGGACGTCGTCAAGGCGGCCTATCACGCGTTGAGCGCGGCGCGGGAAACGGATCCGAATTGGGGCGCTGATTATACCCGCATCATGCGCTCGCCGGATCAGTACGAAGCGATGGTGCAGTGGCACAAGCGGCAATCGGTATTGAACGAAGTCGGCTCCGACCCGGACGCCTACAAGGCGAAAATCCGGGCCGAATATCTCGACGAACTGCGGAACGGCAAAGTGACCGACGAGCCACGCGCGGCGACGACCCGCGACCGGCCGGCGACCGTGATGCCTTCCAATCTGAGTTCCGCGCGCAACGTGGGCTCCCGAAACGGCGCGGCCTGGTCAGGGCCAACGCCTCTTAAGGACATCTTCGCCGGTCGCTGAGACGGCGGCGAAGCTTTTACAGAATAGGTGGCCGACATGGCCGATACTTTCGCCGCCACGGGCCTACGGGTTCAGCGCTGGGAAGACACGTTTTTCAAGGAGTACCTCACCGAAAACCGCTACTCCGAAAGCATGGGCTCGGATGAAAACTCGATCATCCAAGTCAAGGAAGTGCTCGGCAAAGGCAAGGGCGACTCGACGACCATCGCGCTCGTCAACAAGCTCTCGAACCAAGCCGTGACCGGCTCCAACATGCTGGAAGGCAACGAAGAGGACATGTCCTCTCGTTCGCAGCGCATTTACATCGACAAGCGGCGCAATGCCGTCAGAATCGCGGAAATGGAGGAAATCAAATCGGCGATCGACCTTCGCGACGCCGGTCGTGCGACGCTCAAAGATTGGGCCATGAAGGACACCGAACGGCTCGTGACGAACCAACTGCTTTCGTGCGATGGCGTGCGCTACGAGGATGCCACGGCGACGGTCGGCGGCCAGCGCGATACCTGGCTGCGCAACAATTGGGACCGTGTGCTGTTTGGAGCGGCGGTGTCGAACCGCGGCGCCGTGCAGTCGACCGCGACCTATTCCGCGGCGCTCGCACAGATCGACAACACGGCCGACAAGCTGACGCCGCAGGCCATCTCGCTCATGAAGGAAATCGCGCTCACGTGCGATCCAAAAATTACGCCGATCAGGGTCGAGAAGACCAAGGGCCGGCGCTATTACGTGCTTTACGCCAACACGCGGGCGATGCGCGACCTGAAAACCAACACCGCGATGATGCAGGCGCAGCGCGAAGTCAGCTTGGAGGTTGAAAACAATAGGCTTTTCGAGGGAGGCGATTTGCTCTGGGACGGCGTGGTCATCAAGGAAGTTCCGGACATCGGCTTTTATTCGTCTGGCATCGACGTGTCGCCAGTCTTTTTCTGCGGTGCGCAGGCGGTGGCCATTGCCTATGGCAAGCGCTGGCGGACGATCACCAAGGAGTTCGATTACGGTGACAAATACGGCATCGCCATCGAAGGGATCATGGGCGTGCGCAAGCTGCAATTCGGCACGGGCACGAACGACACGGACACGCTGAAGGATAACGGCGTCGTCACCGGCTGGTTCGCCGCAGTCGCTTCGGCATAAGGAGAACCAATCATGGCAACGCTTACCTCTGCACAAGCCGCATCCACCTATCCGCTCGCCAAGCCGGCCATTGCCGGCGTGGTCTGCGCCTCGGTCGGCACGCTCGCCATCACGGCCAATCCGACCATTGCCGACATTTGGCAGCTTTGCCGGGTGCCGGCTTACTCGACCATCCTCGGCGGAATGCTCTATTCCGGCGACTTGGACACCAACGCCGCTGAAACGCTCAACCTCTCGCTCGGCTGGGCGGCCAACGGCGAGGACGCGGCAAGCGTCGCGGGCCTAGGCGCCTTCGGCGTGATGTCGGTCGATACGCTCGCCGGCATCAAGGCCGAGGCCGGTTATCAATATCCGCTCGGCGGCGACATCATCACGAGCGGGCCAAAAACCTTCAACCGCGAGACGATCATCCAAGCGACCGTGGTCGCTGCGGCGGCAACTTTTGCGGCGGGGACGATTTGTTGCGTTGTCTACTATCGCAACAAGGACTTTTAGAAATCGAGGCAACGGCGGCGGGCATCTTTCCTTCGCAGGTGTCCGCCGTCCCCCGCATCACTTCAAAGGATGATCGCAATGGCCAAGTTCAAGTATGTCGGCATCGAGGGTGTGGAAACCCCGGCCACGCTTTACCACTACGGCACGCGCTTCGAGCGTGGCGAAGTGTCGGAAATCACCGACGAGACGCACGCCAAGAAACTGAAGGCGCAAGAGGGGTTCGAGGAAGCTCCCGACGACGCCGAGACGGTCGCCGACAAGCAAGTCAAGGAGGTCAAGGAAGCCAACGCCAAGGCGCGCGAGGAAGAGAAGAAAAAGCGCGACGAGGAAATGAAGGGCCAAAAATACCGGCCCGTCGACGACGACGACGACGCGGACGAGGCCGGAATCAAGGATCAGAAGAAACTCGGCAAGAAGGACCGCGAGCACGCCAAGTCCGGCTATACGTCCGGGAATCTCTTGGGCAAGGACGATGCCAAGCCCGGGGCGACGTCGGGCAATCAGCCGGTTGACCCGAACAAGAAAAGCAAGGTTGCCGATCTTGGTCCGGGCGAGGACTGGAACGAAGGCGACAAATAATGGCGCGCAGTTCGCTCCAGCTCATCACGCGGGCGCTCGAACGGCTGCAAAGGGTCGGCGCGGGGCAAGACCCGTCCGCGGAGGACGCTCAACTGCTGCGCGATAACCTCATGCCTCTGCTTGAGGAGTTGGCGCAGCAAGACGTCGTCTTTGTCGCCGACGTCGAGGCGATCCCGGACATTGTGTTTCTGCCGCTGGCCAACCGGCTGGCGGCGGAAGTCTCGGCCGACTTCGGGCTTGGCGCCGTCGATCCGGCAACCATGAACAGCTTGAATAATCGGCTGCGGCTTACGTGGGTCGGGAAACCTTTATACCAACCTCAGAAAGCCGTTTACTACTAGATCATGCCTCATGATCTGATTGTCGAACGGCTCGAATCGCTCCTCACCTACTCGCCTGAAACGGGCGAATGGCGGTGGCGAGTTTCTCCTAACAACGGGTGCACGAGGGCCGGCAGCATTGCCGGTCATATAAGTCGCTTCGGATACCGGCGGATTAGGATCGACGGCCGGAACTACTTTTCCGCACCGCTGGCGTGCTTGTACATGACGGGGCGCTGGCCGGTAGCGGAGATGGATCACATAGACTTGGACCGGTCCAATGACCGATGGGCCAATTTGCGCGAAGCAACTGTCTCTCAGAACAAGGCCAATCGGCGGAGGTTCAAGACAAGCGCGAGCCCCTTAAAAGGCACGACGTTTTATGCCTCGCGCAACAAGTGGCGTGCGCAAATCTACAGAGATGGACAATGTCGCTTTCTCGGGCATTTCGACACCGCCGAGGAGGCACACGCTGCCTACAGGGATGCTGCGCTCGCCGAACACGGTGAGTTTGCGAGGTTCGACTGAATGGCCACTCCGATCGACTTTCCGACATCATCGCTGCCGGGTCACTTCGGCAGCCATCCGGCGGAAAGCCAAGGGCGGCTCCTTAATGTGTTCGTCGAACAGGAAAAGGAGCAATCGGTGTGGAAGCGCGTTCCCGGCACGCGCTACTTTTGCGACGTCGGGGTCCGCCATCCGCGCGGCTTCTTGGAGGCCGATGACGCGGTTTATGGCGCCTATGAGGGCGTGGTCAAGCGCATCGACCGTTACGGTGCCGTGACGACGCTGGCCGGCGCCGCGCCGGGCGTCGGGCGGGTGACGTGGGCCAAGAACAACCAGCAACCGCGCGACCTTGTCATGTGCGGCACGAACGCCGCCTATGCCGTCACGCCGACGACGGTTGCCGCCTATCCGGGCGGCATCCTGCCGGCGGGTCCGACGTCGGTCTGTCAGCTCGACGGCTATTTTTTCTTCACCTATGCGGGCGGCGCCAACAACGGAGAAATTTGGGCCTCGAACCTCAATTCCCTGACAGTGAATGCGCTGTCCTTCACGAAGGCGGAAGCCAATCCGGACGGCGTGCTGCGCGGCATCGTCGCCGGCCGGCAACTGTTTGCGATGGGGCAAGCCTCGACTGAGGTTTATCAGAACGTCGGCTCCGCCAACTTTCCGCTCGCCCGCGCCGCGGTGATCCCGGTCGGGCTTTTGGGGACGTTCGCGGCGGCGGGCGGCAACGAGACGGACGGTTGGGACGGCTTGCCGCTGTTTGTCGCCCGGGACGGCACGGTCCGGCAGTTTTCCGGCTATGAGCCGCGCATCGTGTCGACGCGGACGGTCGAGCGCTTCATCGAGGCGCAACCGGACCCGACCGAATTGACGGCCTATGTCTACACGTTCTTGGGCTCGTCCATCTGGGGCATCAAGGGCAACGGCGCGACGCCAGACGAGCGCTGCTGGGAATACAACACCTCGAGCGGCCAATGGCACGAACGGCAGTCGCAGGGGCAATTGACCTGGCGCGGCCATCGCACGGTCTGGGCGTTCGACCGGTGGATGGTCGGCGATGCCGTGACGACCGAACTTCGCTTCATCGACGCCGCCGCGCAGGCAGAGCATCACGACCCGATTCCGTGCCGGATCGAATCCAAGCTCATGAAGAACTTCCCCTCCGCGCTCGCCGTGCCGCGCGCTGATTTCATGTTCGCGCAGGGCGTCGGCATTGCCGATGGGCAAGACCCGATCCAAACCAACCCGGTCGTCGAGATTTCGTGGTCGGACAACGGCGGCGGCGTCTGGGGGCGGCCGTTGCGGCGCACGCTCGGGCGGCAGGCCGAATACGGCTGGGGCGTGCGGATCAACCGCTCGGGCATGACGACGAGCCTCGGGCGGCGCTGGCGCGTCGATGTCGCCGACCCGGTGCCGTTCGTGTTCTTTGGCGCCTCGATGGACATCGAGGAGCGCGCGACATGACCAAGCCGCCGCCGATGCCGGAATTCGACGTGCCGCTCGCGCCGCCGCCGGATGGCCGTGCGGCCACCGTGTGGTGGGAATGGCTGCAATCCTTCGTGCGCTGGGGCGAGGCCGGGTTTACGAAGCTCGCGGAACCGCCGTCCGACGACGGCGAATATGTGCGGGTGAACGGCGTCTGGCGGCTGAAGAGCCAGAGCGCCGATCTTGGTGGCCGGAACTTTTATGACATGCTTGTTCCCGATTGGGGACCAAGGATGGCGCGCCTCACGGTCAATGTTTTTCCGAGTATGATACAGGACACCGGATTGAGGCTATCGACCGATGGCACGACCTACCCTGCCGGGGCGAGTGACTACGCAACGGCTGGGTTCTTTCACGGCAGCGGCGCAGCGGCGCCGGGTATCGCTATGGCTGTTGAGGCAACTAGATCGCATTTTTTGATGACAGTCAGTCCTGATCTCGCTTCTCTGCCTGCGCGCGCGCAGGGGATTGTCAATCTTACACGCCCCACTGCTGGTTCGTATTTCACTTATCACGGGCACGGTTCCAGCCTCGTCACTGCTGCCACAGTTCGATTGGCCAATAATTTCATTCAAGGATGGAGTGCAGCGGCTGGATATGGAACGGCGTTGACACTGAAGGGGCTGCGCATCTTTCCGACAGCGGGTACGTGGTTGCCGGGCTCGTCGAGCACTGTGGAGTGGCTGGCATAAGGAATTCACGTCATGGCTTTTTGGGATATTTTTTCCGGCGATCCCGGCCGCAAAACCGCGCTTTGGGGCGCGCAGAATCAGCAAGCCGGGCTCGACAAACAGCTCGGCTACATCGGCACGGGCGCGACGGCGGCCAACAAGGCGATCAACTCGGGCACGACGATGAGCCTCGCCGCGCTCAACAAGGCCAACGCGCAAGGCCGCGCCGATGTCAACACGAATTTCGGCGCGGGACAGACGGCGCTCTCGCAGGGGCGCGATTCGGCGCTCGATGCCTACAACCGCAACCCGGACATCCTGACAGGCGCGGCGGGGCGCGCCGACGCCTATTACGCGCCGCTCGGCGAGGAAGCCAATCGCGGCTTTTCGGCATACGGCGACGTCGCGGGCATCAACGGCGCCGCAGGGCAGGCGCGCGCGCGCGAGAATTTCCAAACCGGCCCGGGCTATCAATTCCAGGTCGACGAGGCGACCAATGCGGCGGTTCGCGCCGCCAACGCCGCCGGCATGACGGCGAGCGGCAACACGCTCGACGCGGTGACGCGGCTCGGGTCGAATCTGGCCGATAAGGAATTCGACGACTACGTGGCGCGGCTCAATCCCTATTTGGCGCTGGCGCCGAATATCGCCGGGTCGCGCGCCGGCATTCAAACGCAGCTCGGGCAAGACCTATCCGCCAACAACGCCGCCATTGCCGGCGTTCAAACGGGCTACGGCAAAGACTCGGCGGCGCTCTACGGGCAGCAAGGCACGTCGCTTGCCGCGCTCGCGACCGGGCTCGGCACGAACATTTCCAACATCCGGCAGAATCAGGGCACCAACCTCGCCAACATCGCCACCAATGCCGCGACCAACCGCTCGAATATCCAGGGCGGCAATACCACGGCGACGACCAATCTCGGCACGGCGGGCATGGGCGCGGGGCAGCAAGCCAACGCCAACACATGGAACGCCGGGATGCAGGTCGCCAACCTCGCCGTCGATGCGGCCACCGGCAAATTCAAGAATCCATTCGGCTAAGAGGTTTGCAAAATGGTCGGGTACAAATTCGGGCCGCCACTTTTGGATTTCAGTCCGCTCGGGCAGCTCGGCGACAGGTATGCTCGCGGCATCAAACAGCGCCACGAGATGGACATTGCCGAGAATCGCGAGCGGGCGCTGGCGGGCTTTGGCCAGAACGGCGACTTGGCGGCGCTCGGGCAAACGCTCTTGCGCGCTGGCGACCTTGAGGGCGGCATGTCGGCGCTGCGCATCGCGGCGGCCAACGAGGGCACGCCGTGGCAAAAGCAGCAAGCGGCGCGCGAGGATCAACGTTACGCGGACGCGGCGGCGGAACGGCAAGCGGAGCGCGCGCGGCAGGAAGCCAACCGCCAGCGCGACGACGCTCGGCAAGATCGGCTGCAACCCTACACGGGGACGGATGAATTCAAGGACCCGAGACAGGGCCTGCGCGACCCGGTCACGGGCGATATTTTCTGGCAGGACGGCACGGTAACGCCAGGGCCGAAGCGCGGCGCGCCGGGTCCGCAGTCGGGCGGGGCGGGCGATCCCAACCTGCCCGCCATCGGCGGCATCACGGCACAGGGCGGCGCCGTGCCCCTGACGGACACCGGCCAGCCCGAATACGGCTATGCCATCCCGGGCACGGGGGCGCGCTATCCGCACGGGACAATCCTGCCGCCCAAGGGCGACACGGCAACCGCCGTGCAGGCGCAGCCGGCACCCGTCGTGACGCCGCCGAGGTCCGATGTACCGGCGGTGGGCGCGCAGCAGAACCAAGCGCTACCGGTGGCAGCTCCTGCGGGGCAGGTGGCGGTCGCTGCGCCGCCCGAACCAACCGTGCCGGCCGCTCCGGTTACGGCGACGCAAATCAACCAGGGCACGACGAATATTGCACCGATGTCGAATGCCGAAATGATTGCCGAGGCGCGCCGCATCGGCGTGTCGCCAGCCCAGTATCGGCAAGCTCGGGCGGCAGCGATTCAGAAGGAAATGGAAGCCAAGATGGGCGTCGGCGAAAAGCCGACCAAGGAACAGGCGGACGCGCGCGCCGCGGCCGGCAAGATGGAAGGCGCCGAAAGGGAATATCGGCCGAACGAAGGGGATACGATTTCAGTTTGGGAACGCATGAAGTCCGCGGCGGCGCCGGGACGCTCGGAAAACTTCATCACGTCGGAAAAGTATCAACAGGGCGTGGCGGCCAAGAAGGAATGGATTGCCGGTCTGTTGCGCAAGGAGTCGGGCTCGGCGGTGACGCCGGACGAGTTCGAGTACTACAACGCCATCTATTTCCCGGAGGTCGGGCAAGGCGGCGTCGTCGCGGAGCAAAAGGCGCGGGCGCGGCAACGGGCGTTGCAAGGCGTCAAGGCCGGCATGTCGCCTAACCAAATCGCGGGGCTCGACAAGGTGAGCGACGAACCGCCGCCGGCACCCGGGCAAGTGGGCGGGGCGCCGCCGGCCGCAGCCACGCCGGCCGCGCCGCAACGCAAGACGTCGACCGGCGTCGGCTGGAGTCTCTGGTGATGCAAATCCGCGTCGAGGGCGTCCCCGTCAAGGTCGACGACAACTTTAAAAACCTCTCCCCGGAGGAACAGGACAAGACCGTCGACGAAATCGCCGCGTCGGAGGAATTCAAAAAGGCGCGGCCGGCACCCGAAACGACGGTCGACGATATTGGCACGGGCATCAAAAGCGGCATTGCGACGGGGGCGGTTGCGGCGATTCCGGCCATCCCGGCATTTGCCGCCGATCTGCCATTGCTGCCCGGTCACATTGCTTCGTCCGTCATTGACTGGGGGGCGGGCAAGCTCGGGTACGATCCCAAGCTGCACGAACAATACTCGGAGAAATTCGGCGAGGCGATGCCGGCCTCGAAAGCGGTCGGACGGTGGGCCTCGGGGATCAGCGATACATATCTTGCCGATCCGCCAAAGTCGGCCGGCGGCAAGATTGCGCGCGCCGTGACAAGTGCCGGCGTCGAAGCGCTCGCCGGCTCCGGGGTGTTTAAGGTCGCGGGACTCGCGGGCAAGTTTTTCACGAACTATGACGATGCGGTCGCAGCCGCCAAAGCGCTCGGGGTCAATCCGGCCTTGTCGATCCAGGCGGTCAAGGCGGCAGAATCCGCCGCCAAGGGGCCGGTGGCGCAGACCGCCTACAGCGCGGCGTCGGGCGGCGGCGCTGAGATTGCGGAGCAAAAGGGTGTCAATCCGCTCATCGGCGCGGCGCTCGGGCTGGCGACGGCGGCGACCGGGCACGCGGCGGTGCCGGCCGTCAGGTCGGGTGTGCGGGCGGCAGGTGAGGCAATCGACGAGACGTTGACGAGAACCCCGGAAATTCGCGACCGCAAGGCTGCGGAAGCGCTGCGCGGGGCGGCCAAGAATCCGGAGAAATTGGACGAATGGGCGCGGAGCGGCGAGACCGGCGAGCTTGTGCAGGGATCAAAGCCGACGCTTTACGAGGCCGTGGGCGAGGATCGCGGCATCGGCGCCTTGCAACGCGAACAACGCATGGGAAACCCGGTCTACAAGATCGAGGAAGAGGAACGCCGCGCGGCGCAGAATGTGGCCCGCGTCGAGGAATTGAAGCGGCTCGGCGGCGAAGGCACGCACGAGGAAATCCTGACCGAGTTTCGCAAGCAGCGCGACGAGATGGACGCGCGCACGGCGGCGGCGGAACAGACGGCGCAAGGCGCGGCCGCGACGGCGGCGCAACGGGCGGGCACGACGCGGACGGCGGAAGAAATCGGTGAGGCCATCCGCACCCCGGTCGCAGCGGTGCAGCGCGACGTCACGGAGGTCGGCAACAAGCTTTATCGGGACATCGAGGATCAGGGCGTCACGGTCGGTACGGGACGGCTCAAGGCGGCCATTGGCAAGGCGTTTCAGGACTTTCGCGAAAACCCGCTGGCGGGACGAGAGCGCGAGATTGCCGACATTGTGCGGGGCTATGGCGACCGGGTCGATTTCAAATTGCTGCGGGAATTGCGCAAGGACGTTGCCTCGCGCGCCCGCAACCAAAACCTGCCCGACGCCGAGATAGGGCGTGCGAAATTCCTGAGGAAGGCCATTGACCGGGCCATGGACGACGGGCTGGCCAGGGCGCTGAAGGAAGATCCGACCGTCATGCAGCGCGCTGCCGCCAGCCTCGACGAGGAAGCGCGCCGGCTCGCGGAAGCGTGGAACCTGGCGCCGCCGCCGCAAGGCAGGGTGCCGCCGCCAGTATCGACCGCTGTCGAGCCCATCGACGACGCTTTGACCGAGGAATATCGCGCCGCCAACCGGCATTGGGCGCAGAACGTCAAGCAGCCCTATGAGGCGGCGCCGGTCAAGGGGATCGTTGCGGAAGCGCCGACCCCCTCGGGCTTCAAGATGACGGAAGCCCAAGTTCCGGAGGCGGCCTTCCGTCCCGGCAATACGGGTGGCGAGAAAATCCGGGCGATGCGCGCGGCAGGCGCCACGGATGACGCGCTGTCGGAAGCGGCGGCGTTGTCCTTGCAGCAAACGGCCATGCGGGACGGCGTCATTGATCCGCAAAAATTTCGCAATTGGGTCGACCGGCATTTGCCAGCCATTCGCGAGTTGCCGCCTGCGGTGCAACAACGGTTTTCGTCGGCGTCGACGGCGACGCGGGCGCTGGAAGCCGCGACGGCGGCGCGCAAGGCGGCCTTGAAAGATTTCGACGAGTCCGCGGTCGGCAAGGCGCTCGGGATTCCGGTCGAGAACCTGCAAAAAGCGATCTCCTCCTATCTCGAAAACCCGAATGCCACGAACCAGCTTGCCGCCGCGGTGGCCAACAATCCGGCCGCCAAAGCGGGGCTGCAACGGCTCGCCGCCGATAACATCCTGGGCAGTTTCCGCAATGCCAGCGACGACCTGTCCAAGGCCGCTCTGACGACCTGGATCGATCGCAACATGAAACAGCTTAAAACGATTTATGGGGCCGAGAACGCGCGGCGGTTTCAGCGGTTGGTCGACGATATCGAGCGTTCGCGCCGGCAAATGACGGTCGGCAAAGACCCGGCCGGACCGGGCACGGCGGGCGACATCGCGCAAATGGGCAAGCGCGCGATGGGCGCCACGGTGATGTCGATCATCAGCGCGGGCGGCGGACCCAAGGGGCTCCTCATTGCCGGCGTTGTCGGAGCCGGCAAGGCCATTGGCGCAGCCCTGAAAACGGCCGGGTTGCAGAGCGTCGACGAGGTTTTGGCGCAAGCGCTGCTCAACCCGGAATTGGCGCGCAAGCTTCTGACCAAGGCGCCGGCGCTGAAAAACGAGAAATTCCTAAAAGGGCTCGGCTCGACGATCCTGCGTTCGTCCGTCGCCGGTATGGCTTATGGAGGCAATCAGTAGATGGCCGATCCTCGCAACCCTTACGGCTTTACAGGTGCCAATGCCGGCGTGATGCCGGGAGCGGCGCCGGGAACGCCCGGATCGTATCCGCAAGCCGCGCCCTATTCGCTGTCCTCGCTGGCGCCGAACCAAGCGCCGGCCTATGCGGCGCCGTGGGGGGTGGTCGAGCGCGGCAACGTCGATCTGGCCGCCCGCCCGCGGGTGCCGGTGCCCGGAACCAAGGATATCGCGACAGTGCGCTCGATGGGCATCAACGTCGACGGCAACGAAGTCTTGATCCCGACTGTCTCGGACGATGGCCGCTTGTTGTCACCGCAAGAGGCGATTGCGCTCTATCGGCAGACCGGGCGGCATCTTGGGGTCTTTAAGGATCGCAAGAGCGCTGATGCTTACGCCAAGGCGCTGCACGAACAACAGGCCAGGGATTATCGGGGACGGTAAATGGCGATTTCAATCCTCTATAACCCGTTTCCGATGCGCCTTTTCGAGGCGGACGGCGATTTCGCCAGCGGCGCCAAGGCGTTCTTTTATTTGGCGCGCACGACGACGCCGCTCTCCGTCTACACGGATTCGCCGCTCGCCGTGCCGCATCCGTGGCCGGTCGTCGCCGACGCTTTCGGCCTCCTGCCGCCGGTCTATCTGGCGACCGGGACCGAATACAAGGTGCGGATCGAGGACGCGCTAGGCTCGATTCTCTACGCCGCGGACGGCATCGCCAACCCGGTCTTGACCGATGCCGGCTCGGGCGGCGGGACGAGCGGCGGAGCAAGCCAGCTTTTTCAAACCGGGTACTTTGACTGGCAACCCGTGCTCGGCGAGCGCGTCGGCTGGGTGCGGGCCAACAGCAGGACTATTTCGTCGGCAGTCGGCACGGGCGACACGGCGAACGACGATTGCGAGGCGCTGTTTGCCTTCCTCTGGAATAACTTTTCCGATGCGCTTTGCCCGGTGACGCCATCCGGGCGCGGCGCCAACCCGTCCGCCGATTGGGCCGCGGCGAAGTCGATTGGGACGCTCGACATGCGCGGGCGCGGCGCGGTCGGGCTGTCCGACATGGGAACGGGGGTTGGCTCGGCGCTGATTGAATCCGCGACGACGTGCCAGACGATTTCCGGCAACGTGTTGCTGCAAGCGTTTGGCATTCCGCCGGCAACGCTCGGCATTTGCAAAGGCATGTATGTTCTCGGCTCTGGCATTGCGCTCGGTGCCAAGGTCGCGCAAGTGACGGGTGCCGGCAACGTCAATATGACGCTCGCCGCAACCGCGTCGGCGTCGGGCGTTGCGGTGCGCTTTTCGATGTTCGAGAATGCGCGCGTTGCGGGCTCGCCGGGTGGCGAACTTTCGCATGTGCAAACGATCGACGAATTGGCGGCCCATACGCACGCGACGACAAACTATTGGTCCACGGATGGCGCGAACGTTCGTGCAAGCGGGTCAAATTGGCCGGCCCAGACGACCAACGGCACGCTGATCACCGGCTCGTCGGTGCCCTTCAACATCTGGACGCCGGCGCGCGTCGGGACATGGTATTGCAAAAAATGACGTTCCATTTGGCTAAGGGCCGCCGCGCCCTCGTCTACAATTGGCCCATGCCCGAGATTGCCGCGGGCATGACGTGGGAAGCCGAGTTTCCGGTGTGGAACGAGGACGGCACGGCCGCCGATCTGACCGGCGCGACGATCGACGCGCGGATCCATTCGGGCCAACGCGAGGACGTTTTGGCAACCGCCACGACCACAATCGAGCCGGGGCTGATCCGCTGGTCGTTTGCGGCGAGCGCGTTGCGCGATGCGGCGTCGGAAAGGTGCCGCTTTACGGTCGACGTGACTTTTCCGGACAGCACCGCGCAACGGCTGATCGACTCGGCGCTGCCGGTGCGCGGGTTGAATTATCGCCTAAGGGATGATTACGGGTCGCCTTAACGATTGCGCGAAACATGCTATAGCTTGGTCCCACTGTGGGGAACGGAGCTGAACATGAAACGCCTGGCAATTGTTGTCGCCGCTGCCTGCCTGAGTGTCCTGGCAGGCGCTGCAAGCGCAGAGGAAACGGAACTGCCCGTGCCCGAATGGGCCGCGCTTGCCTGTGGCGAGCCAAAACCGCCGACGCTGAACGTCTGCCGGAAAGAGGTCACGCGCGTTCAACGTGAATTGGACAAGCGTGCGGCGCGCTATCGTCGAACCGGCGAACTCTACAACGCCGGCAATGCTCTCGTAGAATGTGCGTGGGCATGTGGGGAATTGTACCCGCAAAAGATCCGGGCGCTTCGCTTTGGAGCGCCTTTCTAGGGGTGAATCATGGCCAACCCGCTTGAGTCCTACGGCTGGTCCGATCGCGATTACGAGACGACCATCGGCGCGCTCATGGGCGAGGCTGGGACGCGCGCAACGGGGCAAGCGCTCGTCAACGAAATGGCGGGCATCCTCGACGTTGCCGAGAACCGGCGCAGTTCGGCGCGGACCGGGGGAGGGACATTTCGCGCCGGGACAAATCCGACCCTAGCGGACGTCTTTGAGGCGCGTCGTCAATTCGATGCCGTCACACGCCCTGGGAACCCAGCTCATAATCAGCAATACCAACCCGGGAGGCGCGCGGCCCTCGATGAGGAATATGCGGCGACGCTGACGGCTTCACAACGGGAACGGCTAGAGGCGGCGAAGCAAGCCGCGCTCGGGATTGCCTCGCGCGAGCTTCGCGGCATCTCAAAAAACGCAACGATCACGTCGAGCGCGGCGGCTGGCCCGGCGCGGAGCCAGCGGGGCGTCCACAACAAGGAAGGTCTGCGCACTGCGACCCGCATCGGCGGGACGAACTTCTACGGCAAAGGCCACAGCCGTAATCTGACGCGGGAACAGGCCGTCTCAATTGCCAATCAACGGGACAAGACGGCTGCGGCGCGCTCGCGGGCGCCCGTAGATACCCCGCTTGAGCGCAACCTGCCGGGCATGATGGAAAGCCGGCGTGACTATTCGCAATTCGGAAAAGAGGGCACCCCGAAGGAAGCCATCCCGCCGGAAGCGCGAGCACCCTACAGCCCTTCCGGGCTCAACTTCGGTCCGGACTTTACCTCGCCGCCCTCGCAGGCGCGGGGTCCGGTCACCGACCCTTACGGGTTTTCCAACGTCAACACGGCGGTCGAGGCAGCGCCGGGCTCGTTTGCCGGCTATGGCCCGAACGCCTTCGGGGCGCTCGATCAGGCGGCGCTCGCGCAGACCTACCCGGAGCTGAGCGCGGGGCTTTATCCCGACATTGCGCCGCCGAACGTGCCGGCGGTGCCCGACATCATGGGCCAGTTCGACCCGACAAACTTCATGACGGAGCAACAGGCGATCGAGAACGCCAACTTGGAGGGGCAACGGCTTTCCGAGAACGTCGAGCGCCGGCAGGCGCCATTTGGCGAAAGCGTTGACGAGCAAGTCGAGCGCAACGCGGCGGCAACCGAACAGAACGATTATTTGTCCGCGCTCTACAGCGAGATTATGGGGCCGCTTGGGACGGTGCGCGATAACCCGACCGCCTACACCACGAACCCCTACGAGGTGGGGTCGTATGTGGCTCCGGAGCGGGTCGACAAGGGCATATGGGGCGGCACGACACCATTTAACGACCGCTTTACCGGCAGGGCGACGCCAACTTTCCAGGACTATGAAAACCGGGCGCCGCTCGCCGGGCTCGGCCTTGGCCCAATGGGCTCGGCGGGGCCGGTCGGCATGGCGAAGGCGGGCGGGGTGGAGTTGCAGCGCGATATCAGCGGCATCTCGTCGGGCATGCACCCCTACGAGGCGGTGTTCGAAGCGGTGCGCAATGCGCCGACCACGGCGCAAATGTCGGCAGGGGCGCCCCCGACCGCTCCCGGTTATGTCGGCGGGACGACGGCGCAGCTCGGCACGCCGGACTTTGCCGCGGCGTCGGCGCTCGACCGTGAGGCCGCCTATCAGGCCGACGTGGCCGCGATGCGCGACCCGGCAGCGGCAGCGGCGCGCGGCGCCTGGGCCGATCAGGCGGAGGCCGGGCCGCGACCGGCGGGGCCGGATCCAACCTCCTTCCAGGGTGGGCTTTACGGCGACCCGGCGACGCCCGCGGGCGGATTTACGCCCGGGCTCGATTACAGCACGCCGCTCGGACCCTCGCCGGATCGGTTCAGCGGCGGACCCGCCGAGACGGCGTTCAACTCGCGCATGTCCGAGGCGCTCCAGCCCGGGCCGGCGGCGCCCGCGGAAATGACGCCGTTCCAGAATACGCCGCTCGGGGTCGGTGCCGGGATCATAGATCAGGGGCCGTACTCGTCGCCGATTGGCGGCTTAGGGAAGAGCTTTTCGCCGGCCAATCTCGCCGTCTCGACGCAAGCGCCCGAAATCATCGGCTACGAACCTGGCAAGGCGATTACCCGCGAGGTGCCGAATCCGGCCTGGTCTGACTGGTCGAAGGACTACGCCACGAAAAACGCGGTGCAAGACGCATGGGCGGCGGCCGACGAGGATAAGCGCGCGTGGGATCACGCGCCGCCCAACCCCAGCGTTCTGGCGGATACGCGCTGGGCGGGACTTGGCAAGGAGCCTCCCAAGACCATCCCGGGAACCAAGGTCGCGGCCCCGACGCCGATCTACAGCAAGCCGGAAGTTGCGGCGGCGGTGCGAGCTGCGCCGGTGGCGTCGGTGCCGGCCGTCAACGCGCAGCCGGTCGCCGGGTCGGCCATCCAGGCGCAGCCCTCGACGTGGACCCCGGGCATGACGGCGCAAGCGAATGCCTTCTCGTCGCTGCTTGGCAGCATCGGCGGCTATGGCTTGCAGGGGGTGCAGGGGACGTTCGATACGGGCTTCAACCTGGCCGGCATGGGCGGCGGCTATGGCAACTTCGGCGGCGGCTACGATCCGGGCGGCTATGGCGGCTACGGCGGCATCTCGCCCGGTGACGCCGGCTACGGCTCGGACGCGCGCTCGGGCTCGGGCAACATGGGCGCCGGGAATCTCTATTCGTGAACGCAGAGATTCTGCTTGCGGCCTTCATCTCAGTGCAGACTGCGGACGGCCGCGAGGCAATCGTCAATACTGAGCAAATCTCAAGTATGCTCAACCCGATCGACGGCGAAGGAAATAAAATGCTGGCGTCAGGCGTGCGGTGCGTGGTCCGGATGACCAGCGCGAGATTCATCTCTGCGCGCGAGGACTGCGACACGATTCTTCGCAGGGTGAAGGAAGTAGAACAGCCGTGATGGCGTGGTGGCGCGACCATTCGCTGACCATCGTGCTCGCGGGGATCGGTGTCAGCCTGATTGCTGTCGGCTTCATGTTTGAGGACAAGTGGTGGGATGTCGTTTCCGGCCTTGGACAAGGGACGCTAACCGGCGGGCTGGTGTTCTACCTCTCGCGCTTCTTTCGTGAGACGGCGAAGCCGGAAGATCCGCCTGAAGGAGTGCAATGAGATGTTGAGCGTTTTGGTTTACATCATCGTCATCTGCATCGTCATGGGGCTGCTGTATTGGATCGCCCTACAGCTCCCGCTTCCGGACCCCTTCGGACGGATTGTGCAAGTCTGCATCTTGGTCATTGGGGTGCTCTTGGTGGTGCTGGCGCTCTTGGGCCTGATAGGCGTCGGGCCGGGTTTGCAAAGCTTAAGATAGGGAAAATGACATGACGCTCAAACCACTCTCGATCGACTGGATTCGC